CCGAATAGTTCTATCATTTCTGGGTTAACTTCTTCATTCATATATCTTTTCCAGTTTTGTAGAGTTGTATGGAAATATTCAACACCATCCTCTGAAAATGCACCTATGCGCATGAATGGTCTACTGCGTAGCTTTCTCATATATTCATAAACAGCTTCAGGTAAGGGTGATACTCTCTTATAGACTGATTTTAAGACGTCAATAATATAATATCCATGTGAATCACAAATTATATTGACTTGCATTTTGGGAAACCCCTTGATATATGCTTCAAAATCTGCATTACTAGGGAGGGTTGTATATATTGGTGTATTTTCGCATATAGTCCATTCATGATACCCAATCCCTGGATGTGTATGATATGATATTTTAGAATACCACACCTGTTCAATTTCACGAGTTTCGACTCTGTTTCGTTTTTTTGATGTAATCCGTGTTGGTGTACTAAATTTAAGATTATCGTATTCGATACCACCTGCATATTCCCACCGCTTGAAAGAAGATACCTTACTTATCTCTTTCAAATTGTGTACTACTTCATGAGACAATTTCATTCGTTGTCTTCTTAACATCATATTTGGACGCACGACACATACTTTCATTGGTACTTCTTGATATACACTGAGAGTTTATCGGTTGTTTTTGGCTATGACTCGACCCTCTGTATTAGGGGCGAAATTCAGGAAAAAAGCACGCATTTGTGTACCGTTTATTCTTGCAGTATCACTCAACTGGTTAATATTCGCACTGCCATTTAGTAAAAATGGAATTATATCCATGAATGTCACGTAAAATGTTGAGCATACACCCCTAGTATTATTAGCTTGTAAATTACGACCATTATAGTATCTGGCTGTGGTATTTGAGACTCCCCATAATTGTTTGATGATTGGTACTACAGTTTGTCTCATTGTCCTACCCCAGATAGAATCCCTCGATGTTTCCCCGAGAGGATCGAAGACCCATATTTTTTTATTACTAGGAACACGGGCGTCGACTAAAACACTCACAGAATGTCCTTGGTTATTATTTCGTAAACCAACCATGAAAAAGTAAACTTGGTTTGTTACGTTAAATGTATTGGGTAAAGTGTACACATTCCCACGACGTTTTACAATGGTATCGATACTTTTGGTGATACCATATTGATTCGTTGCAACATTATAGTCAAAAAAGGCAGATACGTATCCGAGCTCATCAAACGTTTTTTGTGCTCTTTTCATGTATCGAGGCATACCAGCAATTGGACATCCCATACCTGTACCAATTTGAAGTTTTGGTAAATTCACTTCACGTGCACTGACTTTCGCGGCTCGGTTACTCGTACTATTTGAACGACCGCGTTTTCCGAGTACACCAGCTGGTGGCATACTATCTTAACATATATAGAGAAAATTTTAGTTTCTTTATAAATGAAGTATGATATTGAGAAAATGATGGGGGAAGTCTATTCTGAATTGGGTCCTGGGTACAGTGAGAGAGTGTACCACAACGCGGTCGAAGTTATATTGAGGGAGAATAAGATTCCGTACGAATCAGAGCGACACATATTGGTTAGGTTTAGAGGTCATGTGGTTGGTCAACTACGAGCTGATATTATCATAGACAATAGTGTAATATTAGAACTAAAAGCTATTAAATCTCTGACTGATGGGATGGAGTTACAGGCTCAAAAATATCTTGACTTGACAGAACTGAGGACGGCGTATCTGGTGAACTTTCCTCTTCAACCGGATCGGGAGGTAGAGATTCGTAAGTTTGCATTAGGACCATCAAAGGGAAAACTCTCGCGAGTTTTTGATAAAATGCGCGATCATCATCATACTGTGTCTGTGGACCTAACACCGCTGCTTGTAGGAGTTCGTGGGCTGTCTTCAAGTGAAACTTCGCCTGTTCCATGCAATGCTGAACAGCCGGGTCCGTTTGATTAATGTTATCTAGGTGTGGACATACATGAGCTTCAAGCTCATAGAGTGCCAACAAGGCTTGATTTTCTTCAGTGTTCATTTTGATATAGTATACTTTTTGAAATAATCATACTTTACTTAGGTTTTGAGAAAACTTTAGAATTTAAAAGTTTTTCTAAAGTATTTGAGAAATAGAAAGTAATGTAAAAAAAAATATGAAGGACAATGGGGTTCCAAGGAAATATAAATTACAACTTTTATTTTTTTTTCAAATACTTTAGAATTTAAAAGTTTTTCTAAAGTATTTGAGAAATAGAAAGTAATTAACATAAAGTACATTTATCATTTTTTTTGAAACATTTGAGACAAACGAAATGTGAACATTTTCTGAATTTGACACATTTTGTATTTTCAAAACAATGTGGACATTCATCATTCTTGAATTCGAGTACCTCATTATTGAATCTCCAGAAACATGGACTACACACCTTCAATCTTGGGTCATACATTTTATGACACACTGAAAAGTTTGGACACTGTAACATTATGTAAATATAATATTGATTCTTTAAACTGTTGGAATGAATTCCCATTGAAGGTCATGACAAATCTTTTTCCAAATGACATCTTGTTGGTACAGCTTTTCTTTAGACTTGAGGAGAGGGAAGTACTGGAGGAAGTCATCTTCACCTAAAAGTTCGCAAAATTTATAGAGTACATATGAATAGCTTAGGAAGTTTTTTCTTTCGGTAGGACAGTTATCATCGAATGGTCTTTGTATATCTTTGAACATGATGCGTAGGGTTTCTTCTAGTTCTTGTGGCATATTTGGTGGTTTAATCCCATTCAAAATGTTTGTAATGTACGGAACATGTTCATAGTATTTATTTAGTCTCAACTTTTTCAATAAAGCACGTATCTTTGCGTGTGTGATATCTTCGAGTTTTTTGATTTTCATCTTTTTCAGTTCACTTCTCAATTGGTCGATGACTTCAGGGGGTATATTAGTCATCTCTTGTGCTTGAAATTGTGACAACCATTCATTAAAGTGGTTTTCCCGCTTATATGAATAGTTTATGATTTTTTCAGATGTCTCTTGTTCTTCCTTATAGGTCAACTCTTCACTCATAGCCCTAGCAATGATTACTCCACACCCGTCACAGACCAAATCTGCTGTATCCTTAATATGAACTACATTACTGGATTCACATCTTTCACATTGCTCTATAGATATTAGTTCTTTTGGTCTCTGTATATTCTTCTTTTCTACTTTTATCAAGTAGTCTGTAAATATATCTCTCCTTTGTAAACCAACAGTCTCTTTCACATTGAATACATTATCCGTGTTGGTCATTTCTTCACCATCATCGGTATGTTGATTCATATAAGGCATACACTTCATAATATACTGTGCCATATCAGATTCATACGTACGTCTCTTCGTTGGGTCCTTCTTAATTAGCTCACTCCATTCATCTAATTTATTGTTATATCTACTTAAAAAGTTTCCTTCCATTCTATATATAAAGAAATGCTTCTCAAACTTTTAAGTGCTATTTTCTTTTTTTATAAAAACTTATTCACACCACGGGACTACAGTATTGTAAACGAAGAGTTGGAATATAAAATTGATTATGACATGAAGTATTTAACTGAAGATACGTTTTGGAGAGAAGAGAGTAAGGACTGGGATGGTATTCTTGAAGAATACTATGTAACTGTTACAGGCCGTGATTTCCGAAACACATCTGTACCCCAGAATGTCAAATATATCATTTTACGGGTGAAGTATTACTACAACGGGCATATCCATACAGCCATTTCCAATGACATTAACTTCAGGCCAGGTGAAAATGAGGATACATCTATGCACTTTAGTATCCCTTTGAGTAGTGCTTGGATAGTTGATCAAGATGATAAACCAATGAAGAACATTACTGAAAAGGTGAAACGGTACAATGGACCCAGGAATGATTTCCATGGGCAAAAAGTTCCACTTGAACATTTCTTATATTATGATAAAGATGTACTAAAAGATAGGTTTCCTAAGATTATTCTTTCGAATACTTTAGGGATGAAAAAGACTCTTTACACTCTTGAGAATTTTACTACGGATCTTCAGATACCTTAGTTGCTAGGTAAAACTTTAGCTCACCCAGATTTGCAACATTATATTTTAAGATTAGAAACCTATTCCCTGTTTCCTGTATAATTTGCACAGACGCACACATACTCGTCGCCTTTGTAAAGATATTCAGGTATTTTAGACTGTACATACCCGTGATTTTCTGACTTTCCTCCATACATTCGATTGATGTTTCTTGGTTCGCAAAATCACCTTCACATTTGAAATCAATTTTCTTACCAGCTCGTGTAATTTCAATATCCGTCCCAATATTAGACATGTCACGACAAAGTCTCTGAAAATCAGTTGATGGTAAAGTTGTTATAGTCGTCATCTCAATCTCTGGAACTTCTATACGACTCTCATTAATATCAAGAAGTTTGAGTTCAAATTTCGTATGGGTCTTCTTCGCTTCACTCGAAATCTCCATGTTCATGTATTCTTTGGATTTGATTTCGATTGTCAGGACATCGTTGTTTGTTATCGTCTTTAGGAGTTTGAAGGTGTTAGATATGTTGATACCTGCAATGATTTCGTCTTGGTCACAACTGTATTCTTCAAAGTTGTCAGCAGCTAAATAGATGTCAATGAGAGACGTTCTGGCTGTATCCAATGTAACTATATACATACCATCTGGTTTAAAGTATATATTTACATCATTTAGGATATCCTTTAGTACTTCAAATGTTGACTTGAAAGCCGAAGCTTGGATTGTTACTAATCTCATATCTACTTCAAGATGTGCGTTAGATCTTTAACTCACTTCTAATTATTTAGTTCTTGATACGCTACACCTTTAGATACTTCCCTGGCAATTTTCTCTTCAAGTTCCTTGGTCATGGCTGGTTGAAGAGACTGACCGTAATCATCCAGGGAAAACAAATCGGAACTGGGTGCATCACCATCAAGGGATGTCATTGAACATCCGAACGCACCTATGGAACCATGGGACACTTCTTTAGCGGGGAGAAGAGAGTCCAACCAGTTTTTGATTTCGGTACCTACTAGAATTTTACCATTTTTAGTCAGCATGGTTGGGACACGATTGATCTTAGTTCTATAATTCGGTGGTATACCCTGTGTATTGACATTGTGATAATTCACGAGTTGTTTCAACTGTGGGTGTTGATTGATGTAGTTTACAACATCCATCGAGTGTTTACATCTTGGACTATAAATCAACAACGACATCTACTATGTATATGGTATTTTCTAAAAAAAAATTAACGCATACTAGTAAAGATGAACTACTTGTTGGCTTTTATCCTCATCCTGATTGTGGTTCTGCTGACAACCAATATGGAATCCTTCACAGAAACCTTCGGTCTCTCAGGATACACACAACCTGTATCACCCATAAAGTTGGATGACTCCAGACCAAACCTTGATGGATTTGGTGAATTTGAGGTCAGCCTCGATAATGACATGATGGAAGAGTTTGTCCTTAAAGCCAACCAGGAAATCGCCAAGCGTACAGGTGTCTGCACCTATATAATTGAAACTACCGCCGTCAAGGGGTACAGGAAAGAAAGGGAGGAAATTTATGAACTTATGTTTATGGTTATGAAGAAGGGTGGATTTTCCTTTGGTTTCTCCGTTGTTGCCTCGTTTGAGGTTAAGAATGGGAAGTCTCGTGTGATTTCTCTTCGCACACAACCCCTCGGTGTTCAAGCACCAGGTGATGTAAGTGCTTTCATGGAAGGTTCTGCTGGTAAAGAGTTTGTTGAGTACGAACTCGTGAAGGAGGCGGCTGTCCCTACCAAAAGTGAGTTTGATTCCGCCAAAAATAAGTTGCAGTAATTGTAATGTTAAGCATCAATGACGTGACAAAGATTGATGATAAAAGAAAACAAATGAGAAAAGAGATATATAAAAGGATTTATGAACAGTTTTCTTCAAAGATTAAACAGGCTGTAGAACTTGGACACAAACAACTATTTCTTAATGTACCTGCATTCTTAATTGGGTACCCAGTATTTGATAGGAGACTTGCAGCCAAATATGTTGCTAGACAGTTTGAACTTGGTGGTTTTACGGTAAGACTGGTAAGTGACCATGACCTGTATATATGTTGGATCGTTCCTAAAAAGAGTAAAATAAAGAAGGAAGAAGTGGAAGAGGGTGATTTTCCAAATCTTATGAATCTCAAGAAAATGGCTAACCAGTACAGGAGGAGTGGTGCGTAGGAAAACATCATTTTAAAAACCCTATTAATCATAAATGGACAATTTGAGTGTGCTTGTAGAAGCTAAAAAGGAATATCTTGGACAGATGTGCCTTATTATGTATCCACCTATGATTGAAGTTTTTGATGAAATGTATAACGAAGCGATGAAGAACTCTAAGGGTAAACAGGTTCTCATCATGTTCCAGAAGCACCTTAAGGAGGTTCCAAACTGGTCTAATGCTATGTCTAAACGCCACTCTGATAACATCACCGACAGATGTTCATGGTTTGGTGACCTTCTCGCGGCTGTTTTTGTTGCGTGCACCAAGATTCTTTCAGCTGTTCGTCTCAATGCTGGTAACAAAAAGATTTCTCTCAAGCTCCCAACCGAAGAGGTTTTTATTCAAACCTGCTACAACAATATCGCGAAAGACCTTTACAGGGACCCTTACATTTTCCATGATGAACAGAGTGAGTACATGCGCGATGATAACCTCCGGGTGCGATTTACCCTATGCATTGAAAACACAGTAAAGGAACTCATTCCTGTGCAACAAATTCTTCAAACGTACATGTCCCAAGATTCGCGTGATATTTCACTCGATGGTGATGTTGAAGACAGTATGGACCCAGACGTTCTTGATGAACAGATGGAAGAGATGGAGTCTCAGCCAGTGGAGGGACTTGAACCCGAGATGGAGCCCGAACCATTGGAAGGAATGGAGGAAAATGGTGAGCCCCACCCCACTGGACTCGAAAATGAGTTCAAAACCATACATAGTGTACAGGCAGAGGCACCTGACCCAGTTTCAGAACCTATTGCCCAACCAATGGGTCAGCCAATGGGTCAGCCAATGGGTCAACCCCAGCCCCAAGAGGAACCAGACGACAATGTATTCTTTGGGGATGCACCAGAGCAGCGCACAAAAAATCCCAGGTATAATTAAATGGAACTCTCCGATCATTTGCGCGACCCAGTGAGTGCCGCCCTAATTGCAGCTGGTATAACCGCCACTTATATTCATCTCAAGGCGTACTTGAATAATGAAGGTAAGCTCGAACTCAACAAATACACGAAACCCGCTGTACTCAATGCGATTCTAGTGTTTTTCATAGTGTCAGGCGGTTTAGGTAAAAAGGAGGTTATTTCAACTGAGCCTTTCTAAACTTAAAGATTACACCAATATAATAAGAAAATGGCATCCGTCACTGCGTTCAATGATATGATGAGTCAATTTCTTGTGGAATTGCACAAGACTTTTCCAGAGGAAAAAGGCATTAAGAAAATGCTCACTTCGTTCGACCTACTCAAGTCGACCAACCCCCGTCTCGTTGTAGATGGATATATGAAGGGTGTTTCTCCTTACGCGGATAAGATTTCTGCGAAGGATGAGACATTTCTTCTCGAGGAAATTGAAACTATCGACTTTCTCAAGGAACTTGATATCAAGCGGTACTGGTCTAAGATGAGTGAAGGCACCAAGGGTGCTACTTGGCAGTATCTCCAAACCCTATACATGCTTGGTACTACTATCACCTCTCTTCCCGAGGGTACACTCTCTCAAATCGAGACTATTGCCAAAGGTGTAGCTGATAGTATGCAGAACGGAGATGGTGAACTCGACCAGGATGCTCTCATGAAAATGATGGGCAATATGTTGAAGGGTCTCCCAAAAAATTAAACCTCTACATATACTAAATGAAAGCTTGGTTCGATGATCCTCAGCAGCTTTTTGATGCTGACCAGGTCACCCAATTTTGGCCCACTGGTGAGCAATCACCAGAAGACAGGGTAAACGCTGCTTCTCGTTTTATCATTTATGTGTGCACTATACTCTATGTCATTCGACGTGATCCACGAGTATTCGTATTAGGTGCGACGGTGTTGGGTGTTGTGTATGTTCTTTATAAGTCTAGAATGGTTAAGGAAACCTATGGTGGTTCTGTCGAAAGTGTGTCATGTCAAATGCCCACCCAAGACAACCCCATGGGAAACGTTCTTATTACCGATTATACCGACGCACCCAACCGGTTGGAGGCGTGTTATTACCCCACAGTCAAACCATTCGTTCAGGCCTATAGTAGCGACCGTATCCCATATGATGCAGGACGTTCTCGTACTCCGATGCCCAAGTATCTTCGCAATGCTATGGAACGTCAGTTTGTTTCGAACCCAGTGACTAATATCCCAGGAGACCAAACAGCTTTCGCGGAGGCGTGTTAT